GTCGTGAGAAGCCAAAAGAAATTGTAACTAAAGTTCCAACACAGAAGTATCGTGATAACTGGGACAGAATCTTTGGAGATAAGAATGGAACTGGCACTACTGAAGAGCCTACTGAATAAGAAGTTCTACGATGAGTACAGGGGCGACAGATGCCCGCATCGTTTGTTCAGCAAGGAAATGGGTAAGATCAAGACACTGATTGATCATGCAATGGATAAGTACAAGCGTGACTTAACAGTGAGTGAGATCGAGGGATTGTTCTTAGCTAATGAGAAAGGTCTTACTACTTCTGAGATTGATGAGTACAAAGCACACTTCAATAAGATGAAGTATGAAGACCCTGTCGGTTCTGATGTAGCCAATGAGATTCTATCCAAGCTATTCCAGAAAGATGTGGGGTCACAACTGTATGCCCTGTCGTTTGATTACGTGAATAACAAGGATGTTAACCTTGAGCCACTACGTAAGATACTCAACAATCATCGTGAGGATTTCTTACCTGACTTAAACATTGAATGAGAAGACATCTCCCTTGAGACATTACTTGAGAAGGATGATGAAGAGGCACGATGGAAGTTCAACTTACCTACACTTGCACAGCATGTTGAGGGTGTGAATGCAGGACATCTAGTCGTAGGTGGTGCTCGCCCCAACACAGGTAAGACATCCTTCCATGCGTCACTGATTGCTGGACCCAACGGCTTCGCATCACAGGGTGCCAAGTGTGTTGTGCTCTGTAACGAGGAAGCCTATCACCGTGTTGGTACACGTTACCTTACAGCGGTGACTGGTATGACCATGAAGGAGATCAGGAAGAATCCCCATGAGGCACATGCTCGTTGGAACAAGCTAAGTTCCAACATCAAACTCAAGGAATCTACCGGGCAGAATATGAACTGGGTTGAGCAGGTATGTAAGGCGTACAAGCCAGACATCGTCGTGTTAGATATGGGAGACAAGTTCGCTCAGGATCAATCGCATGAGGGACTCAAGCTCTGTGCCATTCACGCTAGACAGATAGCCAAGGAATATAACTGTGCAATCTTCTACATGTCACAGCTAAGTGCTGAGGCAGAGGGACGTACTAATCTTAACCAGTCTATGATGGAGGGTAGTAAGACAGGTAAGGCCAGTGAAGCTGACCTGATGCTACTTGTAGCTAAAGATCCTCCGGTTGAAGGTATGGAAGATGACGGGTTTACTCGACATATTAACATCGCAAAGAACAAACTAACCGGGTGGCATGGTAGGATTACTTGTAATCTTAACTACTACATAGGAAGGTATGAGGTGTGATTGAAATTATTGTATCGGATGAGGTATTGTTAGAAGCAAGGAAGCAGGCAGTCGAAATGGGCAAGCTTAATAACAGCATTACCAAAGGACAAGGTAATGTGGCGGGCTTCGTTGGCGAGCTTGTAACTGCGGAGCTACTCAATGGGACACAAAAAAATACGAGAGACTATGACATTGTATTAGTTAATGAGGAGACAGTGGACGTAAAGACAAAGCGTACATCTGTCAGACCGTTACCGCATTACGATTGTAGTGTGGCTAAATTAAGTGGACATCAACAATGTGATTATCTTGCATTTGTTCGCGTAAAGAATGATTACAGTGTCGCTTGGTTTCTCGGCATGATACCAAGGCTTCAGTACTATGAGATAGCTAGGTACATGAACAAGGGTGATGTAGATCCAGATAACGGATATGTTGTGAAGTCTAGTTGCTACAATTTATCCATTGATGAATTATGGAAGGTATCAATACATGCGAGTAGTACTTGACGTAGAGAACACTGTCACTAAGACAGATGGCAAGCTACATTTAGATCCATTCACACCGACTAACACGTTAGTCATGATCGGCTTACTGGTTGAGGGCGAACAGCCCAAGCACTACACGTTTGATCATAGCGAGTACGATTGTAAGTACGAATACAGAAAGAGTGACTGTGAAGAGATACAAGCACTGCTAGATAAGACAACACTATTGATCATGCACAATGCTAGCCATGATCTTCAGTGGATCTGGGAGACCAACTTCCAGTACGAGGGTGCTGTGTGGGATACCATGCTAGGTGAATACATCCTACAGCGTGGACAGAAACAACCACTGTCATTGGAAGCATGTGCTGAGCGGCGCGATCTACCAATCAAGAAGCAGGACACACTCAAGAAGTATCTCAAGGACGGGTACACAGTAGATAAGATTCCTTACGAGGAGTTGAAGGAATACTTGTACGGTGACCTTGAGACAACTATGGCTTTGTTCTACGAGCAACAGGCTGACTACAGGGACGATGCCAACAGAGGTCTTGTACCTGTCGCTGAACTAACCATGGATACTACTAAGGTGCTGACAAACATCTACCGCACAGGATTTCAGGTAGATACGGAGGCACTGGAGCAGGTACGTGAAGAGTTTGAGGCAGAGAAATTATCACTTATACGTGATTTAAATGAGTCTGTTGCATTACTCATGGGCGACACTGCGGTCAACCTTAACTCACCTGAGCAGTTATCTTGTGTAATCTACTCACGCAGGCCACTGAACAAAACGCAATGGGCCAATGACGCTGATCCATATATGAGTCCTACTGACTTCAAACGATTCGTAAATGAATCAAGTGTTCCAGTGAGACGCACTAAAGCTGTCAAGTGTCCTGACTGTAAGGGCAACGGCACATTCTTCAAGCAGAAGAAAGATGGCAGTAACTACAAGAATGCAACTAAGTGTGGCACCTGTACTGGCAGGGGCTATGTATTAAATGAACTACCTAAACTAGCAGGGCTGAAGTTCAATGCACCCAGTGCTAAGTGGCACAGTGCGAATGGATTAAGTACAAGTAAAGATAAACTGGAGTACTTACGTAATGTCTCAGTCAGTAAAGGAATGCAAGAAGCCGCATCTTTCTTATCTAAACTCACCAGACTTTCGGCGGTCGATACATATCTTTCTAGCTTCGTGGATGGTATCAATATATTTACTAAGCCAGATAGCAAGCTTCATGTACGGCTTACTCAGCACATGACATCCACAGGCAGGTTCTCAGGGCGTGACCCTAACATGCAGAACATGCCACGTGGCGGTACATTTCCTGTAAAACGGGTATTCATCTCCCGATTTGCAGGAGGTAAGATCATGGAGGCTGACTTCGCTCAGCTAGAGTTCAGGGTAGCGGCGTACCTGTCGCAGGATGAGGTAGCAATCAAAGAAGTCACGGAGGGTTTTGATGTCCACTCATACACAGCACAAGTCATTTCGGAAGCGGGTCAGGCAACTGGCAGGCAGGAGGCGAAAGCACATACATTCGCCCCACTCTACGGAGCAACAGGATACGGAAGAACATCTGCTGAAGCACGGTACTACGAGCACTTCACTGAGAAGTACAAAGGAATTGCCCGATGGCACAGAGAGTTAGCAAAGGAAGTCCTTACGTACAAGAAAATCACTACGCCTAGCGGTAGGGAGTTTGCATTCCCTGATGTGAAGCGCAGGAAGAATGGGACAGTGACTAACTTCACAGCGATTAAAAATTATCCTGTGCAATCGTTTGCTACTGCTGACATTGTACCTACAATACTATTAGAGATACAGAAACGCATGATTAATTTGCAATCCTGTATCGTTAACAGTGTGCATGACTCAATTGTTATTGACATACATCCTGATGAAGAGGCACAGGTAATAGGTGTAATTGAGTCAGTTAATGGTGACCTGAAGGAAATCATTGACAATAAATTTAAAATAAATTTCAATGTACCCCTTTTATTAGAGGCTAAACTTGGTGTAAACTGGCTTGAACAACAGGAGGTCTGATATGAAAACAGACGTAGCTACACTAAATACTGCGAACTTCGCAGAGATGGCGCAAGCCATGGGCATGGGTGCTGACATGAACAGTGGCCCATCTAAAGCATCTACACTTCCACGATTACGGATATGGAACTCCGCAGTCATGGGGCAGGTAGAAGTCAAGGGTAAGATGAAGAACATGGAGGTTGTACCTGCTGGTATGTACCGTCTTCAACTACCAGACGAGTCATTCATCTATGCGGAGAGCGCAGAGATCCGTGTGTTTGTACAGCGTTTTATGTACAAGCGTTACAACTCAGACGAGAAGTCTTATGTCAAGACCATCATGGCTGAAGATCTTAATGGTGATCTGAAGGACAACACAGGCAAGTTCAACTGTGGTAAGCCTGCTGGCTACATTGCAGACTTCCAAGCTCTCCCTGATGACACAAAGACACTGATCAAGCAGATCAAACGTGTCCGTGTGCTCATGGGCGAAGTTAAACTAATCAATCCCGTTGACGCTGAGGGTAATGAAGTTGCGGCGGATGTATCCTCATTCATCTGGGAGATTGACAACCGTGATGCCTTCAAGACGATGGGCGAACCATTCACACAGCTAGGACGGCAGAAGCGTTTACCTGTACAGCACTGGATTAAGTGTGGCTCAGAGGAACGTAGCTTGCCTACAGGAGCATCTTTCTTCCTGCCTACCCAAGAGCTTGACCTGAGTAATAATGTCGAGCTACAGGAAGCTGATCAGCAACGCTTCTCTGACTTCATTGAGTGGATTGGTAACTACAATCAATACATCGTTAACTCATTCAATGAGAAGAACGTGCCTCAAGCATCTGATGAAGATGCTAAGTTAGTTGATGAGTTCATTGAATTCGATGGGGATTGATCATGAATCATCCTGCTGAGATAAAGATACACCGATATCTTGAGGATGTACGTAAGGCGAAACGTGGCATGAGCAGTGCCACTATCGCTCGCATTGTAAGGGACGTACAGGAAGCTGTTGAGAAACAGTTCAATCAGAGTGAGCGAAAGTTCACATTACGTATGTCTAACATCGGTAGACCTTACTGCCAGTTATGGTTTGATAAGAACAAGCCAGAAGAAGGCATTGACATGCCCGCTAACTTCCTGATGAACATGATGATTGGTGACATTGTGGAAGCTGTCTTCAAAGGAGTGTTGACAGAGGCAGGTGTGGATTTCAGTGATGGCTTCAAGTCTACCCTCACCGTAGGTAAGCATAAGATTGATGGCACACATGACTTGATCATGGATAAGCGTGTAGATGTTATCAAGTCTGCATCACCGTGGTCATACAAGAACAAGTTCAAGGACTATGAGACACTCAAAGCTCATGACTCCTTTGGCTACATCGGTCAGCTTGCAGGGTACTCCAAGGCTCTAGGTGTAGAACCCGGTGGATGGTGGGTACTGAACAAGGCAACAGGCGAATTCAAGTATGTGTCTGCATGGGACATGGCTGTCGATAGGCAGGACATCTTGGATGACGTTGAAGATAAGGCAGATAAGCTAGCTCAGAATAAGTTTGAGCGTTGCTTTGAGCCTGTTGAAGAAACATTCCGCAAGAAACCAACCGGCAACAAAATCCTCGGTGAGGAATGTGGTTGGTGCAAATACAGATACAAGTGCTGGCCCTCCCTTAAAGAGCTACCCTCACTGGCATCACAGGCAAAAGAACCGCCTATGGTTGCATACATTGAGATAGCTGATGAATATAAAGAGAAGCAAGACAAGAAGTAACGCAATCAAGCACGGCTATCGTTCTGGGCTAGAACAGACAGTTCTCAAATCATTGCAGGACAGAAAGTGTAATGCCAAGTACGAATGCCTGAAGATAGAATGGGAAGAACTAAACTATCGGACATATACACCGGACTTCTTATTACCAAATGGAATATTGATAGAGACTAAAGGTAGGTTCACTACTGAGGACCGGAAGAAACATCTGGAGATACAGAAGCAACACCCAACCCTTGACATCCGATTTGTATTCACCAATAGTAAAGCTAAGATTCGTAAAGGATCTAAGACATCATATGGAATGTGGTGTGATAAGTATGGCTTCCTGTATGCGGACAAGGATGTCCCACAGGAATGGATAACGGAAAAGAAAAAACCCGCCAAGGTTATGCCTAGTGAGTTTGTACAGTTCCCATTAAAAAAAATCAAAAGGTAGTTATACAATGAGTGATGAAGTAAAAGATAAAAAACATTCAATGTTTGGGATTGATATTGAGCCTGAATTTGTTGATGGCGTATGGACAGGTAATGTCTCTGCCGGTATGTACGAAGAGTTAGCGGGGGACTTATCAGATGAAGATATTTCTCAGCTACGTAGTGTGTGTGGCATGATGGCCTGTACACTAATGCTTATGGAAGAAGACCCAGAGTTCCTAACGTATGTTAAGTCATACTTTGCAGAAAAGTTTGCTGACTACTCCGACGATGAATACGAAGTAGACCTAGAAGAAAATAAGCCTACTGTATTTACTCGCAGTAAAGATGGCAAGGTTATCACATTAGATTTCAATACGAAGACACATGGGAGTGCATGATGAGTGAGTCAGAGAGCATTGAAAAGATTCAATCTGTAGGTGATGTATTTGATGATGTCCTTGAAGATGAAGACGATAGATTTTTTGATGAGGTAGACAGACCAGAGCATTACAACTCCGGTTTGATCCAGACGTTTGATTACATCTGTGACGTGATGCGTTCCCTGCATCCCCTAGCTCCCATGTGGGGCTGTCAATGGCAGTGCTTGAAGTACTTAGGTACTCGCCTGTGGAGTAAGGGTGACCCTATCACAAATGCCAAGAAGGCACGTTGGTATCTTGACAGGATGATCGAGATGATGGAAGAGACAGAAGGGAAACACTGGTAATGTCACAAGAGATTCAAGTAAAAGTTGACTTAGAATTCAATGTAGATATAACTGAGGTTTCGCCCGGACAAAGGCATGAAGATGGAATCACAGAAATTGTCACCGAAGTACTCGATTCATGTGTCTATGACATTCCGGGTGCGGAACTCAAGAAGTGCCAAATTTCTATTGAAGGAATTGATTAATGGACATCGTGGATTACCTAGGAATAAAAATAGATCTAGATAGGGATGCTGATCTTGGCGATCAAGCACTAGCCCTGCTACGAGATTACTACATGTTAGACTCAGAGTTGTACGCACAACAGGCGTTTGCACGTGCCTCTGTTGCTTATTGTGAGGGAGACTATGACTTCGCCCAACGTATTTATGATTATGCTAGTAAGCGTTGGTTTATGTTCGCTAGTCCTGTCCTTTCAAACGCACCGGCTAGAGACGCTGAGCCAAAAGGATTGCCGATCTCTTGCTTTCTTACTTATGTTTCTGACACTCTTGAGTCTCTCATCAGCCATAATGCTGAAGTTGCATGGCTATCCGTAAAGGGTGGTGGTGTCGGTGGACACTGGTCTAATGTAAGACCTGTCAGTGACAAGGCACCGGGAGTGATCCCATTCATGAGAGTCGTAGACTCACAGATGACTGCATACAAACAGGGCAAGACCCGTAAAGGTTCGTATGCGGCATACCTAGATGTGTCTCACCCTGAGATACTTGAGTTCATTAACTTCAAGTTACCTACAGGTGGGGATGCTAACCGCAAGTGTTTCAACTTGTTTAATGCAGTAAATATTACAGATGCTTTTATGGAGGCAGTACAAAATGGAGAACAATGGGAATTACGATGCCCTGATTCAGGAGCTATCAGAGCTACAATCCAAGCTAGAGAACTGTGGCAAAGAATACTTGAAGCTCGCTTCAGAACAGGTAGCCCTTACCTCAACTTTATCGACACAGCCCAGCGAGGGTTACCGGATTCTCAAAGAGCACTTGGACTCACAATTAATGGCAGTAACTTGTGCAATGAAATCCATCTCGCTACATCTGAAGAACGTACAGCAGTCTGTTGCCTCTCCTCAGTCAACCTTGAAAAGTGGGACGAGTGGCGAGACACCGGAATGGTTCAAGATTTGGTCAGACTCTTGGACAACGTCCTTAAATTCTTTATCCGCAATGCTCCGGAAGAGTTAGAGATGGCTAAGTTCAGTGCGTACATGGAAAGATCAATTGGTCTTGGAGCAATGGGCTTTCACGGTTACTTGCAAAGCAAAGGAATTGCTTGGGAATCTTGGCAGGCGGCTAGTGAAAACTACCAGATGTTTAAACGCATCAAGGAGGATGCTCTTAAATCAACCTACAACCTTGGTAAGGAAAGGGGTGAAGCACCTGATATGGCAGGCACAGGGCGGCGTAATGCTCATCTACTTGCGATTGCTCCGAATGCTAACTCGTCTATCATATGCGGGTGCTCAGCATCTATTGAGCCTATCAAGTCGAATGCGTACACGCACAGAACACGTGCAGGTGCGCATCTGGTTAAGAACAAAGCACTAGAGCAGATACTGGAGGAGCATGGTGAAAATACAGAAGCCACATGGAAGTCGATCATTGCGAATGAAGGCTCTGTCCAGCATCTGGATTTCCTCAGCGATCATGAGAAGGGCGTTTTCAAGGCAGCCTTTGAACTTGATCAAGCGTGGGTTGTTGAACACTCGGCTAAGAGACAGGAGTTTATCTGTCAAGGGCAGTCAGTGAATCTGTTCTTCCCATCTGGTTCACCTAAACCCTACGTCAACTCTGTGCATATCAAAGCATGGAAGGGTGGACTCAAGGGACTGTACTACTTACGTACTAATGCAGGGGTATCTGCTGATAAAGTGGGTGCATCAGTGGAACGTGTAGCACTTAAAGACTTTACCGTAGATGAGGATGGAGATGAGTGTATCTCCTGCCAAGGCTAATGAGTAGAAAGAAACAATTACATATCTCAATAGGACCAATAGAGCACGTGAGCACAGAGAAAGATAGAAGTCACAATGAGCTAGTCTGCTCTGTGTGTCACTGCGAGTTCGACATTGAACTTGAAGGGGGGATTGATGGATACTTAGGTATCCTCCCCGTAGCCTTCTGCGCAATGTGTTATTCAGGTATGGATGAATTCTTCACACAGCTACATGGTTGTTACGATGATGAACACGAAGGGTATGAAGATCACGATGAAGATTAACGGTATACACATGAACGACAGAGGAAAGCCAGTAGATCGTTTTGATTTGGAAGATGCGATCATGAAAGCATGGCGTACATCCGATGACATCAAGGCTTTCTATACGTCCGCTGAGCACATGAATGAGGATCAGGTAATGAATGCCCTTATGGGGTTAGAGATCTTCTCTGAGATGCGCTTTAACGAGCTATGGAATACATATGAGAAGTGCATACATAACGGGGTATTTGATGACAGCACGAAACGTGAAGCAGAAATTGCTAAAGCTATGGATGAAGTTACTCAAGGCTTCGGCCAAGAGAAGCTCTAGAAAGATTGCTAAGATAGAATCTAAGCTTATCAAGTTAGAACTGGAGAGGAATAATGATTCGTGTTGATTTTACTGACGATGACTTGCAATCTTGTAAGCACAAAGGAGAGGAGACTGTTCGTATCTGTCGAGGACAGGGTGCTAAACCCAGACTTAAAGAAGGCACTGAATCAATTAAGCGGGAGCAAGGCAATGAGATGGGATTTCGTGGCGAGTTAGCTTTCGCTAAACTATATAACTTGCCACCTACGGATGTTACTGTTGATGCTGACGATGGCATTGATTATGTTATGCCAGACGGTAGAACGGTTGACGTTAAGCTTTCTACTTACAAAAATGGCAATCTTATATTCGACAGCTTTGATAGGTTTAAATCTGACATCGCAGTCTTAGCGTATGGTGCGTACAATGATACTTATGTAGATGTCGCAGGATGGATATCTAAAGAAGAATTCATGACAGAATGCTATGAAAGAAACTTCGGATATGGAACACGAAAAGTTGTCGATAAAAAGGCACTGCGCCCAATGGAGGAGTTACATGAGTATTGATTTTGATGAAGAGTTTGACCTAGTAAAAGCGTTGCGTGAGGCGCAAGCACTTGAAATGGTTGAAGAAACAGAAAATGGGTGGCAGACTAAGGTAGTACCAGATGCCCTGTCACAGAAAGCCGCAAAAGAAATTGTTGATTTACGTCAACAAGTTAACGAACTTCGCAATAGATTGGCTAATAAATCAGTTGACTAATTTCCCTCGATGAGTATAACTACCCTTGGTGCCCACTTCGGTGGGCTTTTTTTACTGTACAATAAACGGAGTGGTGGAATGCCATTGCTACAAGAATCAAAGACTTATAAGCCGTTTCTATATCCATGGGCTGTGGAAAAGGCTATCTCACATGAGAAGGTACACTGGGGTGAATGGGAAGCTAAGCTACAGGATGATGTAGCACAGTGGAACAACGGGAAGTTAACTGATGTCGAAAGAAACCATATTACACAGATCCTTAGACTCTTTACGCAGTCGGATGTCCAAGTTGGAACAAACTACTTGGAATCTTACATACCTAAATTTAAAAATAACGAAATACGGGCTATGCTTACTAGCTTTGCTAACCGTGAATTTGTGCATCAGCGTAGCTATGCTTTACTTAATGATACGTTAGGATTGCCAGAAGAAGAGTTCTCAGCGTTCCTTGAGTACCAACAGATGGCAGATAAGATTGAGTTCATGGCTGACATTGACGTGAACACGCAGTCAGGTTTGTGCAAGGCAGTTGCCCGGTCAGTTATCAATGAAGGCATGAGTCTGTTCAGCGCATTCGTAATGCTACTTAACTACCAACGTACAGGTAAGATGCGAGGCATGTGTGAGATCGTCGAGTGGAGTATCCGTGATGAGACGATGCACTGCGAAGGCATGACTAAACTGTTCCGCACATTCTGTGAAGAACACCCCCGAATTGTTACAGATGAATTTAAATCAGATATCTATCAAATGGTCAGAGACGCAGTTGCTCTGGAAGATAAAGTTATTGATCTTGCGTATGAGATGGGTGACTTGGAAGGCTTGTCGAGAGAGGAAGTTAAGTCATATATCCGATACATTGCGGACAGACGGCTCATTCAGCTTGGACTCAAAGGTAACTACAAAGTCAAAGAGAACCCGCTACCATGGGTGGACTGGGTCATTGCAGGAGATTCTCACAAGAATTTCTTTGAGGGTGTTGTAACAGATTACAATAGCGCAGGTATGGAAGGTGACGATTGGGGGTGGCAAGCCGCATGAGCCAAGATCAAGTTAAGCAAGAATTTGAAAAACTTAACAAGAAGATCAAGGAAATGGAGGCAGTCATCAGACACCTGAAACGACAAATAAGAAAGATTTAATATAACCTATTGACTTTTATATTCATTAGTGTATAACTATTAGTTATAAGAGAGAAACTGCTAAGGCAGTTTTCCCTCCGCTGTTTGATCTCACCCTTACAGCAAAGCGTACAAGCCCCTCGCAATGAGGAGTTTTTTATTTGCGGCTCATTAATCCGCCTTTCTTGAAGGCAGGTATTTCCTCAAACCCTTCTGGTGCAGACTTAGTTCCATCCACTTCAACATAGTCGTATAGCTTGTGCTTATTCGTTCCTATACGAATTTCACCTACCACATTCCCAAGTTGAATATCTTCTGGACCACCTACTGTTGCGGGTCGGAGGTTAGGTTGAGGTGCTTTTCCTTTCTTATCCACAGCGGTAGCTCTGTCCATTCTAACTGGACCTTTAAATTGTGCATCTAACGTATAGAAGTGTGGAGCACTGTGATCTGGATTGCCCGGATGCTTACCAGACATTTGCTGTACAGCAACGATAGGGTGATCCAAGAATCTTTCACCTGACTCAGTGGCAATCTTGAACTTTTCTGGCTGAACTAAGTTAGTCCTTATGACACGTGCGTCATTAGCCTTTTTGCCTGTGTTAGCAACATAGTTGGCTTTCATCTCATCTACTGAAAGTTCTGGACCATCGTAAATGTTAGCCTTTGCCACAGCGGCATTCTGATCGTTACTTCTTTTAAATGATGTGCGAGGACTAACGAATAAATTATTAAATGTTTTATTAGAAACATCTACTGCCTCTCTACCGGGGACAAGATAGTTCCCGAATGTCAAATCGACATCTACATTGCTATTCTCAGCCATCTTCAATAGTTTGGGCTTAAAATCCTTGCTGTCAGGATCAAAGAATCTTCCCGGTGCTGGCAGTATACTTGGAGCATCTGATGCTTTCGCTCTAGCTAACTTAGGATCTATGTCCTTTGTTGCTTCAGCAGTCTCTCTCATAACAGGTTCTGAGGGAACAGCTTGCTTATCGCCCTTCCTACCCTTCAATGTAATGGGGGTGAAAAACTCAGTAAAATTATCCACATTCTTTACAACTTTAGCTACACTTCGGGCAGGTATCCCTAACAATGGCAACGCTCCAATTGCACCTAGTGCCGCCATACCGTAGTTACCTTCTTCAAAGTCCTCTACAGCGGCTTGTGCTGAACGTATCTCACCAGTTACAGGTGCAATGTCAAGACCAAGCTCAACCATCTGCTTTGTCTGATCATCAACACCGCTGTCATATATAGGTTGACCAGCACGTGTTTTACCAACTACTACACCACCTTCATCGAATGACTGCACTAGACCACCAGAAGCTAACTCTTGCGTTGACTTATTTTGTCCTTCCAATAAGTATTCACTGAAGTTAGAGTCCTCTGTAGGCTTACCGATTTCTGATTCAAGAGCGGCACGATTATCTTTTGATATCTCAGTCTCATACCGATACTGCATGATATCGTTAATAGTGTATCCAAACTCCTCTTTGATCATGTCCTCTGTTACATCAGGATTTCTTTCTACAAAGAGTTCAATCGCATTGCCAAGTTCTTCTAAAATATTGGAAGAGATACCTGTAACAATTTCTCTAGCCTTTTCCTTGAAGAACTTTCTTTTGTTTTCATTGCTCTGCCTTTTGTACTCTTCGCCTCTGATGAACCCTGACATTTTCTGAGGCAGTTCGCTGGCTACCAGTTCACGGATTCTTACATCGGCAGGACCAAACTTGAACCTACGATATATTTCATAAGGACGCACTTGAAGTCTGTTAGCCTCTTTCTCCACTTCATTTGCATTCTCAGAGATGTTAAA